AAGTCCAATCTGAACGGCGTGACTATTTATTAAGGGAGGAATAACAACATGAAAGAAATCTGGAATTGGATTCAACTCGCGCTGTCGGCAGTCGGTGGCGCAATCGGCTGGTTCTTCGGCGGTATGGACGGTTTAATCTACGCGCTGCTCGTGTTCGTGGTCGCCGACTATATCACCGGAGTTATGTGCGCGATTGCGGACAAAAAGCTGTCAAGCGAGGTTGGCTTCAAGGGCATCTGCAAAAAGGTGCTAATATTCGTGATGGTCGGCATCGGACATATCATGGATACCTATCTCATCGGCAACGGAGAGGTACTGCGGACAGCCGTCATCTTCTTTTACTGCTCCAACGAGGGCGTGTCGATGCTCGAAAATGCCGGGCATCTCGGTATGCCCATCCCAGCGAAACTCAAAGATGTACTGGAACAGCTTCACGACAGAACGGAGGATAAATAGATGAATTTGTATAAACTTATTCTGACTAACAACGCCTGTTACAAGGCGGGCAGAATCATCACACCAAAGGGCATCATGGTGCATTCTACTGGGGCGAACAACCCCAACCTCAAGCGCTATGTCGGCCCCGACGACGGTTTGCTGGGAAAAAACCAGTACAGCAATCACTGGAATCAGGACAAGCCGGACGGACGGCAGGTCTGCGTCCATGGCTTCATCGGCAAACTGGCTGACGGAACGATAGCTACGTACCAGACGCTGCCATGGAATCATCGCGGTTGGCACTGTGGCAGCGGCTCAAAAGGCTCCGGCAACGATACTCATATCGGCTTTGAAATCTGCGAGGACGGTCTGACCGATGCCTCGTATTTTAATGCTGTTTACAAGGAAGCCGTGGAGCTTTGCGTGTATCTCTGCGATCTGTACAACCTTACCGAAAAGGATGTCATCTGTCATTCGGAGGGATATAAGCAGGGCGTTGCCAGCAACCACGGCGATGTAATGCACTGGTTCCCGAAACACGGCAAGAGCATGGATGCCTTCCGTGCCGAGGTCGGAAAGCTGCTCGTTGCATCCGCTCCCGCTACCGAGCCTGCACCGACCACACAAAAAACGCTCTACCGTGTTCAAATCGGGACGTACTCTGTCAAAGCGAATGCCGACGCTATGCTCTCCAAGGTCAAGGCGGCGGGCTTCACCGACGCTTTCATTAAAACTGAATAGTTCGCACGTTTCGGTTGCCAACTGACCCCTCGCTGTCCTGTGGATGGTGAGGGGTTTTTCTTTTTCCCCTCCGAACGGAGGTAACCCAATGACCAGTCCACAAAAACAACGAATCAAATACTTGCGCGGCAAGGGCGAAAGCTATGCCGCTGTCGCCGACGCGCTTGGCATTTCGGAGAATACCGTCAAGTCTTACTGCCACCGGAACAACCTTGGCACGGGATTCATCACTGAACAAATTCAGCCCATAAACGATATCTGTGCCAACTGCGGGCGGCCGCTGACACATATGACCGGTGCAAAGAAAAAGCGGTTCTGCTCCGACAAATGCCGTATGGTGTGGTGGGCAAAGCACCCCGAAGCCGTGAACCGAAAGGCAGTCTACTACTTTGTCTGTCCAACCTGCGGCGTGGAATTCGCTGCCTACGGTAATGCCAAACGCAAATACTGCTCCCGTGCCTGTTTCGGACTTTCGAGGAGGGCTACCGATGAGTAAGGAGGAGGTAATTCTCCACTATAAAGCGTCAATGTCCGTGTTCAAGAAATGGCTTGACGACGGTGTCATCACCCCGGCTGATCTGCAGTCAATTAACACAATGCTCGTCAAGAAATACGGTTTATCATCGTGCAGCATATTCCTCGAAAATGACTTGCTATGTAAGGAAACCAGAGTGATATATGGTGTTGTGAAAGGAGGCCGTTATGGGCAGAAAGATAACCAAAATTGAACGGACGGCGGAGTTGCCGTCCAGACAGAGGGTCGCAGCCTACGCCCGCGTTTCCTGCGGCAAGGACGAAATGCTACACTCCCTTGCCGCTCAGGTCAGCTTTTACAGCAACCTGATACAGAGCAATCCTGAGTGGGAGTACGTCGGCGTGTATGCAGATGAAGCGGAAACCGGTACAAAGGATTCAAGACCTGAATTTCAGCGACTGATTGCGGATTGTCGGGCGGGGTGTATCGACCTCGTCCTCACAAAATCAATCAGCCGTTTTGCAAGGAACACTATTACGCTGCTGGCAACCGTCCGAGAACTAAAAGACCTTGGCGTCGGTGTGTCTTTTGAGGAGCAGAACCTGCACTCGCTTTCGTGTGACGGGGAGTTAATGCTTACCATCCTCGCAAGCTACGCACAGGAAGAGAGCCGTTCGGTCAGTGAAAACCAGAAATGGCGAATACATAAAAACTATACCGAGGGAAAACCCTCAAATAATATCCGCATTTACGGTTATGCGTACAGTAAAGGCAAGCTGACCGTTATCCCCAGAGAAGCAGAGGTCGTGCGGATGATATTCGCCGACTACATTTCGGGAATGGGTAAAAACGCCATTATGAAAAAGTTGACGAGACTCGGCATACCCACAAAGTGCGGCGGTCGGTGGTCGGAAAGCACGGTGGGCAGTATCCTTACTAACGAGAAGTTCATCGGCGATACGTGCCTGCAAAAGGGTTTCATAGCCGACCACATCACCAAACACTGGAAACCAAACAGCGGTGAACTGCCAAAATACTATGTCGAGGGTTCTCACGAGGCGATAATTGACAGAGAGACTTTCGAGGCGGTTCAGGCTGAAATGGCGCGGCGGGCGGCGAAAGCAAATCACCCCCGAAAAAGCACATTCAGTGAGTTTTCGGGGCTAATCACCTGCGGACAGTGCGGCGCGAAGTTCCGCAAGAAAATAAACGGCATCGGCACAAAGTACGCCAAGGCAACATGGGCTTGTGCGACCTTTACCTATCGTGGCAAAGACCAGTGCGGGGCGAAGCGGATACCCGAAGACATCCTCAAAGCGAAATGCGCTGAGGCTCTGGGGTTTCACGAATATGACGCGGAGAAGCTCAAAGCTAAAGTTGCCGCCATCGCAGTCCCAGATGACGGTGTTTTTGTTTTCACCTTTAAGGATGGTACGGGGCGGACACTAACTTGGGAGAACCCCTCCAGACGCAATAGCTGGACGGACGAGATGAAAGCCGCCGCAAGGAAAAAAGCAAAGGAGGGACACGCCAATGGCAAATGTTAGGGTCATACCCGCCACCGCCCCTATCGTATCGGCGCAAGTGACAAATGCTGCCTGCAAGCGACGGGTGGCGGCATACGCGAGGGTTTCAACGGATAGCGAAGAGCAGTTGACCTCATATGAGGCGCAGGTTGACTACTACACCAAATTCATTAACAACCGCTCCGAATGGGAATTCATAACCGTGTATACGGATGAAGGCATCTCGGCGGTGAACACGAAAAAACGTGAGGGCTTTAAACAGATGGTCGCCGACGGGCTGGCGGGCAAGTTCGATTTGCTCGTCACAAAGAGCGTCAGCCGCTTCGCCCGTAATACGGTCGACAGTCTCACAACCGTCCGCAAACTTAAGGAAAAAGGCGTCGAGGTCTGGTTTGAGAAAGAAAACATCTACACGCTGGACAGCAAGGGCGAGTTGCTTATTACAATAATGTCAAGTCTCGCACAGGAAGAGAGCCGCTCTATTTCGGAGAATGTGACTTGGGGGCAACGCAAGCGTATGGCTGACGGCAAAATTACGCTTCCATATAAACAATTCCTCGGCTACTGTAAGGGCGAGGACGGCTTGCCGAAGATAGTGCCGGAGGAAGCTGAGGTTGTTCGGCTTATATTCAGGCTTTTTATGGAGGGTAAGACCTACTCGGCAATCGCAAAGCACCTCGTCAAGTATGGTTTTCCAACACCTGCCGGCAAGGAAACATGGCAGGCTTGCGTAGTGCAGTCCATACTTACCAACGAAAAATATAAAGGCCATGCCCTCATGCAAAAGACATACTGCGCCAACTTCCTCACCAAGAAGATGGTTAAGAACACGGGACAGGTTCAGCAATATTATGTCGAGGACAGCCATCCCGCTATCGTCGACCCCGACGAGTGGGAAGCTGTTCAGGCGGAGATTATGCGCCGAAAGAAGCTCGGCAGTATTGGTCGATGCGGTAGCCCCTTTTCAGGCAAAATCGTCTGCGGTGAGTGCGGCGGCTGGTACGGCAAAAAGGTCTGGGGCAGCTACAAGTCCGATAAGACCTATCGTCGAGAGGTTTACCGATGTAACGACAAATATAAAGGCGAGCATAAATGCGAAACACCTGCTGTAACGGAGGACGAGGTTAAAGAGCGTTTCCTCACAGCATTCAATACTCTGATGGAAAACCGCGACGGGCTGATTGAGGACTGCCGACTGGCGCAATCAACACTCTGCGACACCACGGCGATTGACACGGAACTCGCCGAACTACTGCGAGAGATTGAGGTGGTCGCCGAGCTTTCCCGAAAGGCTATCTTCGAAAACGCCCGAACCGCCCAGAGCCAGAACGACTTCAATGAGCGCAACAATGGTTACCTCGAACGCCATCGCAAAGCGATGGAGCAGATCGATATGCTGGAGGCGGCAAAACAGGAACGACTCGCCAAGTCAAAAACACTCGAAATCTTCATCCGCGACATTGAGAGCCGCCCACTCGTTATAACTGAGTTTAACGAAGCCTTGTGGTTAGCGGTAATCGACAGGGTTGCAATCGCCACCGACGGCGCAATGACTTTCACATTCCGCAACGTAGCGGAGGTCACGGTATAGCATTAACTGAAATTTACGGCTCGCTTTCGGGCGGGCTGTTTCTGTTCTTTCTATCTTTTAATGACGGGATTCATCGTTAAAAGATACCCCATAAAAGGGGTGCAAATTTTAACGATATGCTTTCTTTTAACGTTTTGCCCCTGTGACAACTCCGAAAACTGCCACGGTTCAAGTCAAGTGTGCTCCGAAAATGCCCTCTGGAAACCATCAACTATTATACACAGCAATGCGCCCAAAAGCGAGAAAGCCTAGTATTGCTGGACTTTCGGGCAAAACAAAAACCACCTACCGACAAAATTTCTTTTATCAATAGATGGTATTTGATTTGGTGGAGCTGAGGTATCAATAGGTAGTACTCCCAAGGACTTCAGCTACACCTTCGCCCTCAGTATATAGCGCTAGGAAGGTTCAATTCCAGTAAAGTGGGTCTTGGGGGACAGTTCCCGAACTTTTATTCGAGAAGAAGGGATTAATTCCAGCAGTGCAACAGCTTCTTATCAATAAATAAAGTTTTGGTCCTATAGTTCTACAACCGACAGCGCCGGCAGGCCAGGTGGCAAGGGTTCTTGTCATCAGCGGCTTATGCTCGGCAATTCTACGCAGGATTAGGGGCAGAGTGAAAGGTTTGGTGTCCGAATTTGTCATCCGACCTCACTTCTGAAATCGTTAAAAATTGGAATCCCTTTTAAGCAAATCGTTAAGATACAGCTATTCATGCAAAAACTCCTTTGTAGGTGATAAAGCGGATGTCTGCTTTATAATTCAACATCACGGTAGCCACACGGAATACCGATTGAGCCGTAGTTCCCCGGATTGCCGTAATTCCCTACGTTGCCATAATTACCGTATGAGCCAAAAATCACGTTCTGATAAGGCGAGGTCTTGTTGTACAAGAGCCTATTACTTGCGACAATTTCTCCCAAATACTTTCCGTGCATATCGATCAGAATTTTCTCGTTTGATAGGAAATGTCCGATATTCTGCCCCGACGGAGCATGGAGATGTGCATTAACTAAATTTGCGATATGCTTGCCCTTGCTATCATAAAGATACTCCATATTTTGTCTCCTTTCTGGTTCAAATTCAGTCAGTATCGGCGAAATCGCCTCGCGCCAGTTCACCTCTAACAAACATATCCGCGTCTGTGATGTAGTTTTCGGGGACAATATTGAAGCGCCTCACATCAAGGGAGTAAATGTAATCGTTCTCGATGTGATAGGTTTCGTCAACATATTTCCGCAGGACATCGTTCTTGTTCCGCAACCGTTCCCTTGCATCCCCGTTCTGCTCGGTATAGACACGGAGTATCAGCATTTTGATGTATGCCGAGGAATTGTTGCCGTACCTACTTAATAAGTTCTGAGCGGAACACTGTTCAAGCATCGCATTATAGTCAAAGTTCGGGATAAAGCTTTTAATATAGGCTATACCTTGATCGATTTGCTCATCTGTCAATTTGTTGTTACCGTCCGCATCTAAAGTAGGTTCTGGCCGTCCGTGAATCAGGCTGGACAGGGTATTGTATGCATCCGACTCTGTTTGCGGGTCTTTAAATTGATGCTCGATGAACTTCCGTAGGCAGCCTATTCTCGCAGCTATGTCGATATTACCATCCATAGCCAGTTCTTTGAAAAGAACTACGGAGGACATCAGGTCATCACCTCTATGAATTGGTGTGCATTGAAGTTGTCCGCCTACGTTTTCAAAGTAGTTAGCACAGACCGATGTCGGGGTTTGCCTGCCAGATTTCGTCTGGATGTAGTCGATAACCGGCTCAAAGTCATGCGTAAGCATCAAGACAGTTCTCTCATAGAGGCTGTTGCCGCGTCCTCCGGTTTTGAAAAGCCTGTTTATAATGGCATACTTCTTGTTGCTGTCGAACGAAGATATCGGGTCGTCGAGGATTATCAGCTTGGCATCGCTCCTTATGGCGTCAAACATAAAGAGTATCAAAGCGAAAGAGTGCCTCTCTCCCCAACTCAGATGTTTGCCTGGCGATTGGACATCACCGGGATTGCCATCCGGAAGAATGAACTTTAACATTGCCTTGGCGTTGTTTTCACCGCTCACATAGACTTCGAATTTATACTTAAACCCTGCAAGGTTGAGGAAGTCGTTGATATCTTGCTCCCTGTCCCTGATTTTGTCCTGAATATACTTGTTGTACCTTCCGATTTCACCCTTCAGTGCGTCAACCTTCGTCAAGAGGTCATCAATTTCAGCATTGACCGCACCCATCTCACTCTTGGTCAATTCCGCTGTAAAATAAGCGTCGCAGGCACGGAAGTCAACCTTCATATCAGAAAGACTTGTCTGCAGGTCGCCAATGTTTTCTCTGTCGACAGAAGAGCCATTGAACGACAGAATCACTGTCAACCTGTCGTGCAGGTAGCTTGCCTCAGCACGGAGTTTTGTTAGTTGGGTTTCAAGTACCTGTAAATCTTCTTTTACGCCGAACAGAGACATCAACTCTGATGTCTTAGTTTCGTCCAGATATGGCTTGAGCGACTCAATCGCCTTTGAAATTGCCGCAGCTGCCTCAACACTCGTTTTGTCAAAACTCTCTGCGAATACGCGGTTTATTGTTTCGGTTTTTTCTGTGTCACCAGTAGAACAATAGGGGCATAGCTTTTTGTCCCCGAATTGTTCGTAACCTTGCAACCTCCAAGCAGCCCACTTAGATACGGTATCGCCTTCCAAAAAGGGCTTCAAGTCGCTTAGTTCAGGATGTGGGTTAAAGTATGCACCTTTCCCTTCAAGGATACCTTTAACCCCGCCCCTCTTGGCTATTTTGTTACTATTGGTGAATTTGATTGTATCAATCAAATCCCCAATCTGGCTACGCAATTCAGCGATACCTTGTCGTTCGGTTATTGTTGTGCGGATTTTCGCCAAGGCATCATCAATGTTCTTTTTGGCGTCATCGTACTCTGGTGAACGAATAAAAACTTCGAAGGCATCTTTTATCAGAGAATCAGGCTGGTAGATATACTTGCCGACATAATTATCATCAAAGATTGCAATATCACCATCTGTCACGCCATCAATCGACGGTACAGTCATAGCACTTGCACTACCATATGGCGAAAGATCGATCAGTTCATTGCCCTGCGACTTTAGATATATAGCCTGTGCAATCGTCGACTTTCCCGTACCGTTCCTGCCAAACAGGATATTCAGCTTATCATTACAAAGGCTTAACTCACCTCTCATGATGTTATTGCAGTTTTTGATAATGATTATCGTATCAGACATCTCACATTTGCTCCTCATAATTATTTCTCAAAATCCTGTAAGAGTCCAGTACATTCAATAATCACTTGCCTTATTTTCATTAGTTGGGCCTCCTGAAAGTAGTTAACACCCGCTTATTGGACAAATTCAATTCTTTACTTGATACCTAAATAATTTTTAAGGAATTGGACTGATTTTGCAGCTCCCACACCTTGCCATGAATTGATTATTCATGGAACACTCATGTGGCGTAGTAGGTTTGTATCCTTTATATTTAGTAGTTCTGGATTACGTTTTAAACAAAGCCCAATCAACATTCTTTCGAGAAATATTATGTCTCTATGATTATCAGAAGGCTTAGATAATCTGTTTCCTTCTGTGAATTTGGCAATTAACATCATCCTCGGTTTTCCTGGACGTTGTATTAGAGCTTTGTGTAAATTTTCAATTTGTGATCAGTAAAACATTCTCCTTTGAATCCCTGTTTTTTTCTGCCAACGTACCAAATCTTTTTCCGAATAATAAAAGCATAGCAGCCACAGGCGTCGGAAAGCCCAGTTTGCTTAGTTTCGATGTCTTACCAGAATAGTCTGGTGTCGTCTCTGTTTTCGGATATGCACAACTTATCTCTAGGGATTTCAAATGGTCCGTAAGGGTAAAAATACATAATTATTTCCTTTTACCCGATTCAGCTGAAAATGACGTTCATAGCTTTACACAGGAGTTCCAGAAACCAACTTACTGAGTTCCTCCACAATCCAAATCATTCCCTCGGTATCTAAGGCACAATATTTCTCAAGGTCTTGCCGAACTTTTCGAATCTCTTCTTCAGAAAACATCCTCATCACTATGTTGAAGAATGCTAAGCTAGCATCATCCCCCTTGCCGATATCCATCCCATCGTAGCCTTTACCCGTCAACACCGGCAGTACTTTCTTGATCGATGCACTGCCTTGCTGCATGGGATGATAATAGCTGAAACCGCGGAATGGAGCATAGAGATCAATAACCTGTTCGAGCGTTTCTTCGATCCAGTCGGAGTATTCGGGGAATGCTTCGCCAAGTTCCTTGAGCACGCCTTTTTCGAAACTCATATTATATGTGATGATGTTGCCCGTATCTCCAACGTGCTCTTTCAGCTTTTCCAGAAACCCAGGCCGCGGGTCACAGGTTCCATCAGCGAGATATCCATAATGATCTGGGTTTTTGCCAGGTTCTTTGACCACATGTAACGAGAACTGGAACGGGATACGCTGGTATGGCCGTGATCCGTCATAGATCGGGATAGCCGGACTGAACGTTTCGAAATCTAGGTAATACAATGGGTAGTTTAATGACTCGATGAACTCTTGTATAGCATATCTGTCGATAGACGGTTCCCCGCTGATCTCGCAAGACTGCTGGATTTTTTGAGCGGCTGACAGCTTATAGTTTTTCGGGATATCTTTTACGAACAAAATACCCTCATTAAACATATCGAAACACTTTTTACCACCGCGATAGAGGTCAAAAATATTATGTTCCGGTAGACATTCCCGGCACCAAGTAACCGGACAATCGTAGGGATCACTACAATGAGGGCCAATTCCGATATCCGGGCAAGTTGGCGAAGCTATAACTTCCCACATTTTCTCAGATCGATCGATGATGCAGTCGGATACTTCGTTAGAAAATTCGGTGACATCTTCTATCGTGAAAAGTTGGTGTAGGTCGATATCGCCGTTCTTTACGTA